GGACAGGGTCCGGCCCAACCACCTCGCGCCAAACGCCGCGCGCGAGGCCGAGGCAGTCGCAGCCGACGCCCCTCACGCTCTGCTGGTCGTGGTAGGGCGTACCAAGCCAGCACCGCGCGGCGTTGATTACCCTAGCCCGCGCGACCGGGCGGCGGATGAAGCCCGCGGTCACAGCACGCTCCCGTCATTGGCCCGGCCCTGTGAGGCGTAACGCAGCACGGTGTCATTGCCGGGGATATGCGGGAAGCCCCGGAAGTTGGCCGTGTTGCCAAAGCGATCGCGGCAGGTGGCGAAGGCCTTGTCACAGCCCGCGCGGATGGTGAAGGCGTCGTTCGCGGAGATAGGACTGCCGGGCGATTCCAGCAGCGTGATGATCGCCTCACCCGTCGTGGCGACCTCGTGGCGCTCCACCTCCACCCGCCTCCCGGCATTGGCGCCCTTGTCCCAGGTCAGCGTGCCGAAGGTGAAGAGCCCCGCGCCAAAGCCAGAAAGCCCCGAGACCGAGAACGCCCGGTCGCGCAGCAGCACGGCAACCGTGCCTGTGCCCTTCCAGGCCGCGTTCTCCAGGTTGATCCCGCAGCGTTCATCGCCCAGCACCGCGTCGCATCCGGCCTGAAAGCTTCGGCCGACTGGCTGGTCCAGCACATGGGCGAGCGAGCGCATCTCGGCGGTGAAGGCGACCCGCCCGCGCCGGATCTCGCCGATGGCCCCGCGCCGCATGAGCAAACGCTGGCTGGTGTCCTGCCAGTTCACCCGCCAGACCTCGACCGCCGCCCCGTCCCAGAGCCCCGCGGCGATGTCGGCTTCGGTGATGAGCCCCGACCGCAGCACGCCTTCCGCATCCTGCGCATCGACCGCGAGATCGGAACCCGCGCGCAGTTCCGAAGCCGCAAAGCCGCTCTCGGGCTCGAAACTCGTGCCGTCGAAGGTCAGAGGCAGGTCGTGGTCGGTGAAGCCGAACACCTGGCCGTCGGCGCGGGTGATGCGCCAGCACCAGGCAAGCGTCGTGGTACCCTCATCGAGATGGGCTTGCAGTTCTGCCGAGACGGTTTTCATCGGCAGGTCCCCGTCATGCGGTCATCGAGATCGGCGATCCAGTCGGCCCATGCCGGCGGCACCTGCGTCACGGTCGCCGCAGGAGGCCGGGCCAGCCGAGTCTCTGCGTAGGAGATGCAGCCGGCATCACCAGGCACCATCGTTACAGCGCAGCCGGTCAGCAGGATCGCCAGCGTCGCGGCCATCGCGAACCGCATCTCGGCCGCGCTCGACGCGTCCGATCGTGTCTTCCAATGCATCGCGTTCTGCCTCCCGTTTGCCCTGACGCTTACCTTCCACACGACCCCAGACCCGGCCGAGGACAATGCCTCCGACCGCGCCCAGAGCCGCCACCAGCCAGATCAGGAACTCAGCCATCACCGCGGAATCCCCGCTCGATCCGGTCACGCAGGCCGATCAGGCCGAAGCCTAGGAAGATGAGCCCGGCGGGCGAAGCGTCGCCCGAGCCGGCGAGCAGCGCAACGAGGCGGGACAGTTCGGCGAGCGGGCCGGTGGCGGGAAGCGCGACAGATGCAATACCCGTGAGCATGGCGAGCAGTCCCGCCCACCAGGTCAGAGAGGTCGGTCGGATGTAGCGCATGGGGATCAGTTCCTTTTGAACAGCCGGTTGAGGATTGTGACCAACCGGGCAAGCCAGCCGGTCGGCGTGTCAGGGCTGGGTCTGGTCGTGGCGGGGCGCAGAAGTGCCAGAGCTTGCGTCTCGGTGAGACGTCGGACGGGCCGCGAGAAGTCGACGCGACCCGCATGGTCCACGGGCCAGACCGGTATCGGCCCGCTGGGATAGCGGCCGTGGCGGAACAGGTCGCGCTCGGCCTCCCGGCGCGGAATGATGGACGCAGGCTTGCGCCAGTTGAGAAACGCGTCGGCAGCCGTGACGCGATTGCCGGCATTGAGATGCCGGGTCAGCGCCGCCCGGGCAATGCCGCCGGTGTTGTAGTGGAACGACACCAGCGCATCGAACTCATGCGGCTCGATCGGCACGGTCACGGCGCGCCGGACGTCGGCTTCGTAGCGCGCGAGATCGGCACGAAACAGCCGGAACGCCTCGCGGATCCCGGTGTCGAGATCGTCGGGCATGCCGCGGGGCATGGTCGCCGGATCGGGCGGCCCGGCGGCGGTGTGGCCGATGCCGAAGGTCCAGGTGCCGGTGGAATTGCGATAGGGCCCAGGCACGATACCTTCGTGCCGGGCAAGGGCCAGCAGGCCCCGGTCGGTCATCTGCATGGAACTATCCGAGTAGCGAGAGGATCAGGATCAGCGCGGCGACCGCGAGGCCGATGCGCAGACGGTGAGCGAAAGCGTCGCGCGGATCGTCGGTGAGACGCCGCAGGCCGCGCAGGACGCGGACGAGATCAGTCATCGCCGCCCTCCCGCGCTCGGCGAAGGCGGGCGAGCACCAGCTCGATCACCGCCGGACCGAAGACCCCAACCAGGTAGGCGGCAGAACCGGCGGCGCCACCTGCCGGGATCGCCTCTGGCGGGAGGCCGAGCCAGCTGGTGATCACGGCCATCGACAGGCTGCCCATGCCGGCCGCGATCAGCCCGCCGAGCAGGATGTGCCGGAGCGCATCGCGCAGCCGCATCTTCGTGGTCAGCGCGTTCGTTGCCCCGCCAAGCGCGCCCCAGGCGGCCAGGATCACTGCCGTCGAAGCCGCGAGCTCGCGCAGCACGGCCGCGACGAAGCTGCCGGTGTCGTTCATCGCCGGATCTCCAGGAGCGAGATGGAGGTGATGGAGCCGAGGCGCTCGATGTCGAGCGTCAAGTCGAGCGTGTCCGTGTCGAAACGGACGGGGACATCGAATTCGAAGCCGGCGGTGATGGCGGCGCCCGTTGCTGGGGCGGTGTTGAAGGTGACGAGGCCGGTGGTGGTGTCGACGGACCAGCCGCTTGCCTGCTCGGTGCCATCAATGGCGACGCGCACCGTGCCGGCGACGGGCTTGGCGATGGTGCGGGTCCAGCTTTGCGAGCCCGAAGCGTAGGCCTTCACCAGCTGGAACGCCGTCGTCGTGCCGTCCCCGGCGCCGATGACCTGGTCGGTCGCAGATGGCGTCTGCGATGGTGCGCACGACTTCCAGTCCGCCCAGTCCTTGAACCGGAAGCCGAAAAGCCGCCCGTTCCGCGCCTCGAAGAAGGCCACGACGGCGGCGAGATCGTCGGCGCGGCGGATGCCGTAAGCGACATCGTAGCGGCGGCGTGAGTTCGCCCAGCTGGCGTTGCGCTCCTCGTCGCCCGAGGCAAGCTCGACGATCTGTGTGCGCCGCTCGGGCCCGCCGCGCGCGCCGCGGCTGATGTTGTCCGGAAACCGCACCTCGTGAAATGCCATGGCTCAGAGCCCCCGTCTGCCCAGCGACACCGCCCGGGCAATGTCGGCCGCGACCTGTGTCCGAGATTGCCGGAAGCTTTCCGCGTCGCGGGTGTTGATGTTGATGGTGACGCCGCCGCCGGCGCCGTAGCTCTGTGCCTCGCGGCGCGACAGCACCCGCTCACCGCGCTGCAGGATCGCGGGCACCTCGTCGGGACGCAGGCCGGCCCAACCACCCGAATGCATCCGGGGTGCTCCGGCAAAGGCCATGGCGGGGACCATGCGCGACGGCGCAGGTCCGCCGACCACACCGCCCGCATGAAACACGCCAGCAAAGAGCCCGCCGGCGCCGCCGAGGATGCCACCGAGGGCGCTGGCCATGGGGCCAAGGATGAACCGCCGGGCGGCGAGCCGGGCCAGATCGGCGATCAGCGAAGTCACCAGATCGCGGAAGTCGAGCTTGCCGGACTTCACGAACTCGGCCACTGCGTCCTCGGCGCTGCGGAAGGCGCCCACGAGGGACTGGCCGATATCCGTGCCGATGTCGCGAGCCTTGGCGCCATAGTCGGCCAGCGTCGCGGTGACCGCCGCCCAGCCGCTCGCGGCCTGATCCGCGCCGTCGGCATTGGCCGCGCCCGCTGCCCGGCCCGCCTGACCGGCTGTGTCCAGCGCCTCCGTCACCCGGTCGGCCGCCGCCCTCGCCTCGTCGAGCGCATCCGCCCCGTCCTCACCGCTTGCGCGCATGGCGGCCCTCAGCGCGTCGACCGCCTCGCGCACGCCGTCGAAGGCGTGGGCGCGGGTGTCCGACGCGCGGGCACGCAGCGCATCGGCCTGGTGGCCGGCGTTGCTCGCGGCGTGGTCGAGATAGGAGGCGTAGCTCTGTGCCCCGAAAACGTCGATGCTGGCATCGGCACCGAGCCGCTCCGAGACCGCGTTGAAGGTCGGGCCGATCTGGGCGAGGAAGTCGGCCCATTTTTGCGAGAGAAACGCCATGAGGCGCAGCCAGATCGCCTCGATGTCCGCCCGCATGGCGCGGAAGTCATCGACGAAAGAGGTGGCGGTGACCTTGATCCCGTCCCAGACCGCCTTCGCGACATCGCCCATGAGTTCGAGCGCCTCGCCAAAGCCGCCGGCGCCCCGCACGAGCTTCGTAAACTGGTAGATGAGCTCCCCGGCGCCGACGATCAGGGCGCCAATGCCGGTGCGGATGAGCGCCCCGCGCAGGACCACGAGCGCCGTGGCGAGGCCGCGCACGGAGAGCGCCGCCGCAGCCAGTCCGGCAACCCAGCGGCTGGCGAGGAGGGTAGCGAAGGTGGCGGCGTAGGTTGTGAGCCGGCCGATATTGTCGAAGAGCCCGGTGATGGCCTGTCCGAGCGGGCCAGTCCTGCTAGCGACCACTGCCATGGCATCGGCGAGTGTTTCCAGAGCCGGTGCGGCGGCAACGGCGAGCTGGTTCGCGAGCCCGCGCCAGATCAGCCCGAGCCGTGAAATCGCATCGTTGGTGCGTTCAATATGGTCGGCGTCGGCTTCCGAGACCACGACGCCAAAAGCGCGCACGTCCTCGGTCGCCTGGCGCAAGGTCGCGGTGTCGATCCGGCTCATGGCGATGGAGCCTTCCTCGCCAAAGAGCTGCCCTGCAACGGCCGCGCGCTCGGCAGCGGGGACGAAGTCTTCGATGGCAGCATTGATCGCGCCCACGCGTTCGTCGAGCGGCAGGGCCAGCAGGTCGGAGGCAGAGAGCCCGAGGCGGTCCAGCGCCTGCACCGCGGGACCGCCACCCGCAGCCGCCTGGCTGAGGCGGCGAGTCAGATCCTTGGTCGCCTGTTCGATGCCGGACATGGACACGCCCGCCAGTTCCCCCGCACGTTCCAGCGTCTGGATCGAGGCAACCGTGGTGCCGAGTGACTGCGCCAGCTTGGCTTGCGCATCGACCGTCTGCAGGCCAGACCGCACCATGGCGATACCCGCCGCCGTGGCAGCCGCGACGGCGGCAGCAGCAGCCACGCGCACCCGGCGCGCGAAGCCCGCGAGCCTTGCGTTGGCCGCCTCCATCTCGCGGCTGAGCCGTCCAAAGCCGCGGGCGCCGGCCTCGCCGACACCCTCCAGCTCGGCGCGGACCTGCCGCCCGCCCACGGCCGCGAGGCGGACGCTAACCCGTTTCTCGACCATGCGAGTTTTCCATCTGTTCGTTGAGCTTGGCCACCATCACCGCTTCGATGACGGGCAGAAGTTCCGCCGTGGCTGCCGGCGGAACGCCAAGGGCATGCCCAAGCGCCAGCGCCGCCGCCATGTCCCAGCCGATGACCGCACCTGGCAGCACGCGAAGCTGGCCACCGAGGCGTCCGACCAGGTCCCAGACCTGCCAGCCCTCGATTGTGGCGGGTCGGTTCAGCCGCGCCGGGCAGTCTTCGCACGCCCCGCGGGGCTCGCAGCCCTCGCAATATCGCTCGCCCCCGCCGAAGGACCACTCGGCAAGGGCGCGGAGGCGTTTTTTTCCTGCTCCAGCAAGAGGCCCTTGGAAACGTAAGCGAGCTGGAAAGCCTCGAAAACCGGCCAGATGTCGAGCAGCGCGTCGATGGCCTCGGGGCTGGGGTCGATGGGATTGCCGTCGGCATCGCCCACCCCTTCCCAGGCAAGCACCGCCTGTCGCGCGAGCGCCTTGGCGAAAGCGACCGCGCGTTCCTCGTCGGAAGCCTCCTCGGACACTTCCTCGACGGCCGGATCGCTGCGCGTCGCCACCATCAGCGCGGTCGTCAGCGGGCGCAGCTGTACCCGCATGCCGGGGGCGAGGTCGTACCAGCGCGGTTCATTGGAAAGATCGAGCGTCAGCATCAGTAATTCCCCACCTGGTTTTTGAGGACGACCGTACACATCTGCCCGGCAACGGGATCATGGGCCGCCTGCCAGTCGAAGCTGGCCTGGATGCCCTGCGGCCCCTGGATCTCGACCCGGGGTCGCGGCAGGTAGACGGCGTGCGCGGTGATGGTCAGGCTGACATTCGCCGAGATCACCCAGGAGAATTCGAGGCTCGCCGCCGTCCCGTTCAGCGCCTGATCCATCAGCGTCGTGTCGGCAAAGCGCACGTCGATCTTGCCGGTGAGCGCGGCAATGGAGGGGTCGGCCCCGTCGATGCGCCCATCGTTGCGGATGGTCTCGATGCGTTCGACGTTGTTGGCATAGGTGAGATCGGCTGAGACGATGTTCCCAAGCGCCGTGCCGTTCCGCTTGATCGCGCCGTTGAAGTGGCCAAATCGCTGCAGCGCGTAGGCCGTGGGTGTTCCGGCCGCCGTGACCGTCGCGACGTTCTCCCCCTGCGCCACCAGCTTGACGTCGGCGGTGAGCAAACCCGATCGCTGCATGGCGATGCTCAGCTGGTCCAGCACGCAACCCGTGTACATCGCAAAGCGCGGGATCTCCGGCATGGCCACCTCAATCGCCATGCTGGGCAGCGACCACGAGCCCGACTTGAAGGTGTGGGTCTTGTTCGTGGTCCCCGTCGTTGTTGGCGCCCCGAACGCCGCCTTCAGCCAGAAGCCGAAGGCCTCGGCATCGAGCGGCACGGTGATGTCGCCGTCGGCCGTCACCGCGTCCTTCAATGGGGCAAGCGGATCGCGGCCGTAGCCGAGAAGTTCCGAGGCCAGAAGCGGCTGCTCGGCCCCCAGCGAGGCGCTGGCGAAGGGCATCTGCATGAAGCCCGAGGCCGGCGCGGTGCCATAGGTCGTCTCGAACGCGGCCGCGAGCTGCGACCGCGCCCCTTGGGCGCGTGCCATTGTGTTCTCCTATTTTTGGGGTCAGGCCAGGGGATCGGCCGTGGTGTAGTGAAGGACGACGGGTATCACCGCCGCCTTCAGGCTCGCCGCCCCCTCGATGGGCAGATCGACCGGCCGCGGCGCTTCCGCCTCGACCCAGTCGCATAGCCCGCCAAGCGTGCGGTCAACGGCGAGCGCCGTACCGATGCTGGCGCAGAGAGCGTCGAAGGCACCGTCACGGTCAGCGCCCTGAACGACCACCTCGATCTCCGC